TCCAAATTGACCGTTGGTGGCGATGGCCCGTAAGGGATTTACATCCAAGGTTGATTTAGCTGTCAGCTCTGGCAACTACAACGCTAGGCTCCAGGCCGGCGTGATGGTTGACCAGTTGAGGTGCTTGCCAGGGCACCGACCAAATTCCCCCTGGGATATCAGGACACTACCACGTCACATGATCTATCCAACTTTGTCTACTGACCCAAGAGACCGTGTGATTATAGCATCGTCAGTCACAACAGACAATGAGTGGGTGACCTATGTCCTTGATGGGGATAGCTGGCGGCAAACCATTTGTGCTCCAGATGAACAGTCTGTCATTCTTGTATGCGCCCTTCTCATTGACAAGGAAGAGAAGGAAAATGAAATTGCAACACTCAAGATGGAAAATGATCGAAAGAATCAACAATGTGCATACTTTAGTCAACAGATACCACCAAAAACTACTGGAGCAAAATGGTCCTGGCTTTCAATCCTTGCCCTGCTGGTTCTGATCCATGCTACATTCAAGGGAGCAGTAGCCTGGGTGACACAAAGCACATCTCATGGTGTTGAGTATGATAAGACTATCAAACTTAATGAAGAACTGGATGAGTTCATCACTATTGCACTACAGAAGAATTGGACAAGATCGGTAACCGAGGGGAGTGCTGGTCACTATGTAACCAGTGGTTTGGGTTGGAAAGGCAAAAGCGGTGAAGGGGCAATTGGTAGGTACGGGAGCAGGAAGCACAGGCTACATGCTGACACGGTCTATAAGGCCATTCCCAGTAGTGGGACGGAATGGTCACGCGAGCGCCGAGGAGGGATGTGTACCTGGCAGGAGCGATGCACAATAGCTGAGGGGAACGGGAGAAAGGTGTGCGGCTGTTTGAATCGCGCGGCAGGATGTGTCTCACAGCTAAGAATCAGCGTAACAGTGTTAGCACCACTTCAAACAATTTATACCATCTACTTAACATGTGGTTTGGCAGTAATCTACCATTTTGATCCAATTGCAACATCTTTGATTTCTGTTGTGCATTTAGTAACCTTTTCTATAGTGGGGATGTTCCTCCCAGATGTTGATTACATCAAGAATTTGAGAGCAGTCGGGTCAGTGACAGTAATTGTTCTGGCCCACGGATTTGTGAACTTTTTGGAATCCCCCCCATTGTGCTCGACGGCAGTGTGCTTCGTCTGGAGGTTGGTACGCCTTCTACAAGCAATGCGGGGACAAGTTATAGAAATAAGGGACTCATCTGGGAAGATAACACAAAAAATCAGCTCTCTTGAAGGCCCCCTATTTAAATTCTTTCAGGGGCTTAAAGCCAAACTTAAGCAGGTTAGAGCAACAAGTGTACCTTTAGTCAGGATTAATCCAGCAGCAGTGTGCCACATCTCAACTGGTGATGGCTCAAAGGGGACTGGTTTCTTTTGTGCAAACTATGTAGTAACAGCAGCACATGTTACTGGGAATCATAAGGTAGCCACCATCAGCTACCAGGGGAAGAATTATCAATCTAACGTAAAGAAGACATCAGAGAAAGATATGATCTTCCTTGAGATACCACCAGCCCTACAAGGTGTTCCTCGTTTTAAGTTATCAAAGAAATATAACTGTGACTGGGTTTGTGTCCTAGCACCTAGTGGTGAAGGGGCATTTGTAACATCAGTAGTTGAAGGCAAGGCTCATGGTGACACGTTCTCTTATCCCTGCCCAACTAGGGACGGAATGTCTGGAGCACCGCTGCTTGATGTGGATGGCCATGTGCTTGGCATACATCAAACCAACACTGGATACACCGGTGGTGCTGTTCGACTTGAACATGAGGATGTGATTGACCCACCTAAAGAAAATACCCAGGTTGCAGCCCTTAAGAAACAAATAGAGGAACTTAAGATGCAGCTTGCACAGAAGGATGCTGCTCCTGCTACACCACCCCCAAAACCACAGAGACCCCCACGTATTAAGGACATGAAACAATGTAATATGGAAGACTCTGACATTGTTGAGTTGATTAGGATTGCCATGCAACGTGAGATGGGAATCTTACGTGAGGAGATTAATGATAGTCTTCTCCAGAAAAAGAAGGGTAAGTCCAAGCATGGCCGTGGGAGGAAACATGGTGGTGGACGCACGAGAAAGATCGGTAAGATGTTTACTGAGGAGGAATATCAGGAGATGCTTGACTCAGGTCTTGAGCCAGAGCAAATCCGGGCAATTGCAGAAGAACTCTATGAGCAGCAACATGACTTCCCTGAGTGGAGTGACCCTGAAGATGATGATGAGGTAAATGAGTGGTGGTTTGGTGGAGACCACTCTGCCAACGTCAATGACGATGATAATGATATACCATCTTACTACCAAAAGAAGAAGAAACCACTTAGTGACTACCTCATCAAAGAGTGGACTAAGGAAAGTATTGATGAAATGCTGACTTCTCTCTCTCCTCTTGAGATGAAGAAGGCACAACCACTTCTCCAACACCTCAAATGTGAAGATCCACTCAAGAAGACAGTCATTGTTGCAATGCTGGACCGTGTTTTAACATCTAATGGTCTTTCACCAGTGTCCGATGGCCTCGAATACCAACAGAGGATGAAGCCAAAAAACGGCAAGCCGGGGCGCCACGATCCCCAGAAGCCGACCTCGGCGCGTGGAAAAAGTCAGCAGTAAAACCACGCCGACACTTGGTGCCTGACGGATACCCGGTCTACTGCAATTTGCCTGTTAATCGACCAATCTGTGATTACAACATTCCTGATGAACCCCTCTTAGGCATTCTACCACCAGCACAGAGTGAATTTGAATATGCACCAACGGTGTGGGGTCCTGAAGCATTTGCCAAATCTTTTGAAAAATTTGACTATGCACCTTATTGTGACTTTGAGAGGGACTATCCTGAGTGCACACAATTTGCTGATTGGGCATGGAGAGTCCATCACTCCTACCTTGAAGACACTAAAGTCATCCATATCTCAGCCACAGAGAAAAATCTTGATTCAACACCAGCTTATCCAAAAATGTTAGACTACGAAACAGAAGAAGACTTCTTGGATGAGCATGGCTGGGATCCTTATGTGTCTGCCTTTTCAGCAATTGATAGAGGATACCAACCTGATGTACTCTGGTACTGTTTCCTTAAGAAAGAAATCTTAAAGAAAAAGAAAATAGAGGACTCAGACATCAGACAAATAGTGTGTGCAGATCCAATCTATGCTAGAATAGGTGCATGCTTTGAACAACATCAGAATCATCTTACAAAATTGCACACAGAAACAAAATCGGGACAATGTGGATGGTCCCCATTCAATGGTGGCTTCACCAGGCTGTGTGAACGGCTTGAGTCAAAACCAGGTGTATTTGTGGAGCTTGACTGGACCAGGTTTGATGGAACAATCCCTGCTCCTCTCCTTAAAAGGATCAAGAAGCTCCGCTTTTCAATGCTTTGTGAAGAACATCAGAAAAGATATCAACATATCTATGCCTGGTATGTGAAACAACTGCTCAATCGGTTTGTCATGATGCCGAGTGGCGAAGTCACCAAGCAGACAAGGGGGAACCCTTCTGGGCAAATATCAACAACAATTGACAACAACATGGTGAACATCTGGCTTCAGGCCTTTGAGTTCTGCTGGTTCTTTGGACCGGATAAAGAATTGTGGAGGGACTATGACACCATCGTCTATGGAGACGACAGATTGACCCGTTATCCAATCTTGCCAGAAAATTACAAAGAAAAGGGTACAATCCACCTCTACAAGAGTGTCTTTGGAATGTGGAATAAAACCAGAAAAGTGAAGACCTCAGAGACACTTGAAGGCCTGACATTCTGTGGATTTACAGTTGGCCCAGATAGACTGCCTTACCCCACTGATGAAGAGAAACTCTATGCTGGACTTGTTACACCTGCAAGAAAGCTCCCTGATGTCACAGCGCTGCATGGGAAACTCCTGAGCCTACAACTTCTGATGCATAATCATCCTGACAGTGCCTTTAAAGATTACATCAACAAATGTTTGGCTGAAACAGCGAGGCACGCCGAGGATCTGCCTGCAAGACTCACAGAAAGGCAGATGGACAGGCTTTGGAGGGGCGGACCAAAGCATAAGCCTAATGGCTAACAACCAGAAAAATGTCCAACCCAAGGTGGTCACGACTACGACGACGACTACTAGTCGTCGTCGTGGGCGTCGCCGCCGGCGCACTCCTCGCACAGCTACATCTAGTAAGACCACTGTTAGGAAGGTGGCAGTTCTTGGACAATCTCGTAGGCCTCCTCGTCGCCGCTTTAATAGGCCTGGCAATTCTAATCAACCCAGCGGCTCAACCTTCAAACAAAGAATAACAGCTACATTGGGCACAATTGGGTCAAATCAGGGTAATACAATTGAGTTAGAAGCCTCAGTTCTATTAAATCCAGCTCTTATGAAGGAAACAACAGGTTCAAATGCCTTTGGCCCTCTGCAAATGTATGCCGCAAATTACAGTCTGTGGCGTGCAAGAGATATTACAGTTAAGTTGACACCTTTGATTGGTGGGTCTGCAGTATCAGGGACAGCAATTCGCACATCATTGAATCTTTCAGCCCAGCCAGGATCCCCATCATGGTCTGCTCTTGGTGCACGTCGTCATCGTGACACCAATCCAGGTCGTCCGATGGTAATGCGCATTCCAGGAAATGCAATTCTTGGCCAAAAGAAGGGCTGGTTCTTATGTAACACAAAGAATGATCCTATGATGTGCATTGCTGGATCAATTGAAATCCATACTCTTGGGAAGACACTTTCAGCTTACAGAAATGAAGATTTTACAGGCCCACTTTTCCTTGCAGAGTTGACAGCCACATGGGAATTTAAGAACTATAATCCTGAACCTGGTATGCTAAATTTGGTGAAGACAAAGACATCAGAACAACCACAAACTATAAAAATTCATTCAAAACCAGGTGACCCAATACTTATCTCAGTGCCAAGTGACTCACAAATGGCCCGTACAGTAGCGCAGGTAAGTACTGCAGCAGACTCTTCAGCATCTGAGATAGTATGGCAAATTTGTGATGCTACTGCAATGGTTGTTGAAGGCTTACTCCCTCAACCCTTTGAGTGGTTGTTCAAGGCAGGATGGTGGTTTGTTAAGAAGATTGCAAATAAGAGTCAGAATAGAAATAGGCCTGGTGAGCCAGACCCTGGTGAGCTTACCTTTCAGGTCTTCCAAAGTATTTCTGATGCACAGAATGGGGTTCCCTGCATTGCAACTGGTAATGCATCTAGCACAAATGCCCGAATTACTAACTTAGAAATGATGCAAATAACACCTGGCAACTTGGGAAATGCACAAGTCTCACCTGCATCTATGGGGAGGTCTGGAAACCCTACAACCAATCCAATTACAATTGTTTGTCCATCCATGCTTAGTCAACCTCCCATTTATGCAACATTGTGCACCAAACCACCATTGAATTGCATCGCCATGCAGGGTCTGGGTCAACATAAACGGAAGGTTCATTCATACTCAATACATGAACTAAGTGATCCCTCCTTCTTTCAAGATGGCAATGTAGTTGATCCACTTACTATACCAGCTGATGTGTATCCAATTTATAAGAAAGTGGCTAGTGAATACACACCAATTGGGGAAGTCTATGCAGCATCTTATGCCAAACTTAATAATGACCCCCTACATTGGACTCTGTGTCTCTGGAGAGCAACAGTCACAACTGAGATCAAGATGCAAGGAATGGGTGAGCGGGTAGACCAGTTCTTCTTTATTCAACCAAACATTGAGCAGGATCCAGCCCGTTTGCCAAGATTTACACAACAGGTTCGCGCAACTAACCAAAAATCTACTGGACAAGAACCTATTAATGTGTCTGTTGGGAAGTGGTATTTAACTGTCTTTGCATCATACAGAGGAACACAGTCTTACAACAATAATGGGGTCAATTATTTTGTTGACACCCAGTTGATTTCTGGTGGATCTTTGCAGATTGACCCAGGTTTTGATGCATACCCTGCGGGTGCAGTGCTCACTACAGCCCAACCACTTCAGTTGAATATTCCAGTGGCACCAACAACACTGACAACTAGAGAGATTCTAGCCTTTAGAGAGATGGTGAATGCTCAAAGCTCTCCGTTTCCACTTCCTCCACCACCATCGGAATATGACAATCTTGAAATGCCACCTCTGGAGGGGGAAGAAGAAGAAGAACAAGGAGCCATTGGAGACCCTACTCCCCTGGAGGAAGCCAACCAACAGAGAATTAGAGGACCAGCAGCAATTATAAAAATGAACCCTGAGTCAGCTCTTGATGTCAAAAACTGGGTTGAATTTGGCCACAGAAAGAGGCCACCCACACCCTTTTCACCAATAGAGGAAGAAGAAGAAGAAGATTCTGATTTAGATGATGATGATTATGCTGAACCTCCTGAAATAATTAAAAATTTACTTACTCCTGAAGCTAAGGATCTTTATGGTGATCTGAGACGCAAGGGTCTCAGTCATGAGCAGGCAACTAGAGCTGCCCAAGCCGCATTCCCCCACATGGCACTTGAAGCGTGGGAGGCGGCATACCATAATGCCATGGCTGATGGACTCTCACCACCCACAGCGCGAGATTGCGCGTGGAGTGCAGTTTCAGATTTCCTTTCCTAATCTGTTCAGTTTTTTCTTGTTTTCTCTTTTCTGAATTAGATTAGAATTAGCATTTAAAAATTTGAGC